AGGAAGGGTAAATTCTGCTGCTGTCATTAAATTTTCTGGTGTTAAAAGCCCTGATAAAAATGTTTCAGGTGCAGCTTTTGCATATGTTTCAGCACTACCTATTGTTGGAACGGTTCCTCCACCAGTCACACTTGCGGATCCACCTGATTGAGATATGTTTCTATTTGCTGTTGTCGTTCCAGGAGTTTTAAAAGTTGATTTAGCACCTTCAACAAATCCTGGACCACCTTCACCCATTCCTCTAAACCCACCAAGTAAAGCTTGTATACCTATGTTACGTGCAACATTTTCTGGTTTATCACCAGCTAATAAACTTATACCACCCTGTAAAACTGCTGGGTTTGCTAGTAAGGGTGCAGTTTGTGCTAATTTTTGTATGAAAGCAGTTTGTGGTAAAAAAGCACCAATACCTAATTGCACTAAAGGATTCTTTAAAAGTTTCTTAGCTTGTTTAAAAAGGTTCTTTAACATCTTTACTCCGGTAGTGTGTGTGCTCCAGCAAACACATTAGGAGCTGTTACATGAACATCTCTTCTTATATCTGCCTCTGTTGTTTCTGTTTCGGGATTGTCAATATCAGCCTGACACTCCTCATGAGAATTATATTCATGACCTGTTTTAGTGTTAGTAATTGTAGTTTCTACTTTAGCACTATAAACAGGGACTTTTTCACCATCAATTTCGTCATAACGTAAGATCTTTGGTTCATCTACAATTTTCGCCATACTATAGTTTTATAGACGAAAACCTAATAAATCAACCGATTATTGAAAGCCTATGTTACCTGAGATGGAAACTCTGTACTCATCAGAAGTGTAGAAAGGATAAACTTGATGATTAAGATTTGCAGGAAAAAGAGCCATTTTACCCTCCCATTCTTTGTCAACTGGTATTTCATGAGTTAATATTTGACCTACTTCATTAGTAACTAAAAAACAAAAGTGTCCTGCTCTAATCTCTGACTCTTTCATATGTGGAAATCTAGCCTTTTCGTCTTTCATTGTATAAGGAACCTTATGCCATATTACAAAACTAAATAATCCATCATGTATATGCACGGGATTAAATTCGTGTTTACTTTGATAATTTACCCACAAGTTTTGTAAGGTTAAATGAAATTTTTCCGTTTGGTGCATACCACTTATTCTTGAAAAATATTGAGGGTACTTCTTAAAATGTTCTTGTATACATAAATCAAGTAAAGGCCAAACAACGGGTTTACCATCAGGTATCATAAATTCTTTTTGTATGTTGCCAGCTAAATCGTGATTAGCTTTCTCGGTGTGTTTTTTATTAATAATTTCGTCAAGTTTTTTGGTAATGTCTGTAGGTACAGTAGTTATGAGATACATTATTGTTGTTGTTTTACCTCTAGGACGGATACTTCAACCATTGCTCTTGAGGCAGCATTTGCCTGAACTTTCATTTTATCTCCTTCTTGATAGACCATGCTAGTGCTTATTGTGTTTGTATCGCTTGCAGATACATCTACCTGAAATATTTGTAAATCAGCAGAGCCATTATTATGATCAATATTAACAGTTACTGCACTTGATCCATCATAGTTGTGTGTGTTTATTGTTTTTACAATAAATGTTGAGACTGGTGTTGGAGGTGTAGCTGCAACATTTGCAGTGGGCACCTCAAATACAGTTGTTAAATCTGTGGTCGTTAAATTAGCAATAAATCTTTTGAATACATCAGCCATTAGAAAAAAACCAACTCCTTCTAGTGGACTCTTCTTGTGTGTCCTGCGTGTATTGAGTATTTAATTGTTGAACTAATTCTTCTAGTTGTCTTATTAATTCAGCAGACTGTTGAGCATCATACTCAGGTCTAGGATCAGGAAATCTTTGTAATGTTAATTTTGCCATTTGAAAAAATATACAGTATTGTATCTCCAATTTCCATTTGAATATTTTTGATGATCATCTATATATCCCGCATGTAATATGTTTCCGTCAAAAACAACGCATTTATTAAACTCTGAAGGTATTACATGTTTATCATAATTTTTAATATCAAATCTCATATCTGTGCTTTCATAATCAGTTGTTTTAGATAACTCTCCCTCATAAAATGCAGTTCCACCAGAGTTTATTTTGTCCATGTATACCAAAACATTAAAGGAGTTATCATAGTGTGGAGGAAATTGAAAATAATTAGATGGAGTATTTATCCAAGTAAAAGCGTGCTTACCTAAAACAGAGCAAGAAAGAGAAGAGTTTTTAAATAAATTTTTAAAAAATGTATTTGATTTTTCATCTGAAAATATTGCCATCTCATTTCTACAATCATAATAATCTTTGAAGTTTCTACTTTGCTCGTTTATTTTCCAATTAGGAAACCAGGAATTTTCAAACATTTGATGTATATCCTCAGCATGTTTATAAAAATTACTTATAGACCAATATTTGTAAGGACCTACTTGTTTCTCCTCTATATCAACAGAATCATTAATTTCAAAAAGATCAGCTCGTTTGTAAGGTACTGTCATCTAAAAGTATATACTAAGACAACTCTTATATCTTTTTTAGGAAAATTAAAGTAATGAGGACAAGAATCAAAGCACACTGCTTTGTATTGTTTTGGAGTAATTTTATGAAGTATTTTCTCGTGATCTTCACTTAATAAAAAGGTTTGACTTGTTTTATCTATGGGATCGTTAAGATAAATAATTAATTGTTTGTGTTTATAAGGATGATCATTATGTGGAAGACAGCTTTTATTTTTTGTTTTAAAACAAAGATTTACATTGCACCTTAATAATTCTTCCGTATTAACTCTATTTTTTATAATGAATGTTTTAAATATATCCACGACTTGGTTGGAATAATTAGATATAAAAGTTTCTCCTTGTTTTCTTTCTTCTGGTCTTCTTAATATAGTGTGACTAAGATAAGCATTACCATCTTCTTCACTTACAGAAGATAGATTTAAGTAATATGGAAAATTAGGAGATAGAAAAATTCTATCAATAAAATCTTTTTGTTCTTGTCTTAAAAAATCTTCGTCTTCTATTAAATTTAAAGGACTTTTATTTTCTTTCAAAATGCTCCTCACAAAGTCTAAAATTAAAAGCTAAGCTAATTCTTCTTCCATCGTTTTCATTTTTACATACACTATGTGGTAAGTCATCATTAAATAAAATTATTTCAGAAAATTGAGGCACTATTTGATAATCACTTAATGGTTTGAATTGAGATCTAAAAACAATAGGAGAGTTATTATGACTAAGATATAGAACCCCACAAATAAACCTATGAATTGCTGAAGTATGAACATGAGGCTCTTGATAAAAATTTTTTTCATATATGTTCACCCAAGAATTATCAATAAATCCATTAAAAAATTTATTATTTCTCATTCGCATAAAATTATCGATGTGACCAAGCACATTCATTTTTAAAGAATGAAGTTCAGGAAAATTTAAAATATTTTCTGTTAAGTTGTAACTTGTCTTTATATCACAATCCCAAGTTCGATGATTAAATTTATCAGCAATAGTTTCTATAAAATCGTTAGCTTTATTAATAATATTTTCATTAAGAGTGTTTTTATAAAAAGTTTCATTAGGAAAAGAATGTAACATGTTATGATTTTATTTGCGTCTCCCAGTGATTTCTTAAAAGCATCATAAGATCATGTTCTATTTGATTCATTTCACAATAATTTATATACGTTTTGAAAACAGGATAAAGATTTAATTGTGGGTCTAAATATTCAGGAGATAAACAAACAAAAATTTCTTCAAAATCAATATCGAACAAAAACTCATAATCATCGTAAGTTTGAAATATGTAATGTTTAAGTAAAATATCATTGGTATTTTTTCCTTTGAAAGGTATTGATGACATGTTTTTAATCCAATGATATTCCTTTACAACATTATTTACTATTAAGTGATGTACCCACGTGCATTCACTTACAGTATTCATTACATTAGTTTGCATATCATGATGATCATCAATGTTGTATAAAACAATGTCTTTTTTAGACTTATAATATTCATAAATAGAATTATGTTGATAACCAAATTTAAACTTATTAGTTTTACCATTAAAGATAAGTTTGTTTATAAATTCTAACTGCTGAGATGTTTTGATCCAATCTAGATCAATACTTAAATATCTATTTCCCACTTTTCCTCGTTAGTTGGCACACCATTTTTTATATGCAGTTTATATTCTTTTACTTCTTTACTGAGTAAGGATTCCTTCAATGTAAAATATATCACATTATGTGTTTCATTACAAAGCGTTACATCATTTTCTAAAAGAAAATTCTGTAAAACCCACTTTTTTGGGTGTTTTAATACGATAGATAATACACCAGAAGTTAACGTAATTTCAGATTTAGGCTTAATTCTGATATATTTGAGACCATTATAACAAGCATGAATATTCTCATAATTAGTTTTTCTATATTTTTTTTGTTTCCAACTTTGAAGTAATTGATAGGGACTATCTTCTTCCATCTGGCTGAACATCAAAACGTTGTGTTCCGAGCCTCCATGCAGTGCCTGTTGTGTTAGAAACTACATTAACAGTAAACTCCCTTCCTCTACCACGCAAACTGACAAATTCTGTTGCATCAGTAAAGGTTGCTGTTTTTGTAGTGCTTGTGCTGTTGTTTGGGTAATATTTAAATTCTAATTTCATATTCAAAGTTCCCGCTTGATTTTGCACATCAGGTATTAATTTCTGTACAAATAAGATATCATTACCATCACCTATTTCTACCGATCCAGATTTAACAAAAGCGGTTATTGCTTGTCCATCAGCATCATTACCTGTTTCATGTAAGAACATTTGTGTAGCACCGTCGGTCAAACCTAAAATTGTTTCGTTATTGGCCGTGGTCGTTGGTAAATAGTCAGTTCCTATTGGATTATCATACACTTCTCGATCAATCCAAGTTGTTCTATCTAAAGTTCCAGTCCACCAAGTTTGCTCTAGATAATTATAAGCAACAACAGCGTTGATTGTGTCCGATCCTGTTCTTGGATAAAACCACATGATTTCGTTAAATTCACCATTATGTCCAGCAAAAGCATTTTCTGCACCAGTCACATTTAAATTATCAAAAATAAATTGTTCTACCGTACAAGGTAGTTTTTTTACAGTACCATCATAAAGAAAGAATGAATCTTGAGACATCCAATAAGCAACACCATTTAAATCAAGACCAGCATGTATGCCAACAATTCCACAATTTTGACCTAGCTGTCTTAAACCAAATGTAAAGGGTGGACCAATAAATTGTAGTGCGTGTAGAGAACTATCAGTCCATACTAAGATTTGACCTCTTGATCTTTCGGCTGCTACAATTCGTGAGCCGTCCGCAACTCTTAATGAACCAGCAGTATTTTCTGCTGTTGGCTGATATGTCGTAATATTTTCTTGATCAGAAAATCTTATAAGTAAGTCGTCTTGAGGTTCCGTTGCACCTATTGTTGGTTGAGTACCAAAGAAAACTAAATGTCTATCAGGTGTTGAAACCAAACTTAATCTTGATTTTGTTGGTGCGCCAGATATAGCTGCTGCTCTTGTTGAAACTCCTGCTGATGTATCCCACTGAAATGCACCACCATTTAATACTGTTGCAATTAAATCTTCTCCAAAGTTATCTAATGACCATTGTCTGGCTTCAAGTGTTACATTAGATGTTGATCTAGGTGTGCCCCATGTTGAAACGTTCCATGCATCTGTGCCCCAACCAAAGGCTGAAGTAGAAACTTCTGGTCCTATTTGTATTTGATATTTTGCATTTCCTGTTCCTCCTCCACCTGAAGTAGAACCTGAAGCTGCAGATGTGTGAGTCACAACATACGCATTTGTATTTGCTATAGAAGTTATTTCAAACTCCTTATTCATATCAAGACCGTCAATAGCAGAAAAGGAATCAAAAGTTACAAAGTCACCCTTAGCTGCGCCATGAGCTGTGTCTGTCACAACAACAGATGTGGTTGCATTTGTAGTGAAAGGATTTGTTAAAGCTTGAGTTTCTCTAATAGGAGTTATGTCATAAGCTAATCCCTCAACTATAACATATAACTTTCTGTCAGTGCCTACAGCATTATATCTTGTGCCATCCAACGCTACCCATGCGTGCATATCACGTGCTACACCTACCAAAGTAGTTGAGATGAACTTTTCCCATCCTTTGATTTTTTGTGGCAATCCTTGAAAAAAGCGTACGTTATCACCGTCTGTCCACTTGCCTTCGCCTGTGTAATCGGTTACTTCTTTGTTGATGCCTGGTGCGGGTCTAAAATTTACTAATGGCATTTAGCCAATATATATAAATTACTCTTTCTTAGCAACCAAAGTTCCAACATGTCCTTTAAAAGCTCTATTACCAAAATGTGTAAGTGGCATCGCTAAATCTGCCCAAATTTGTCCACCACACTCTTGCCATAGTCTTGAGAAATAATAATCCTCCGATAGATATCTTATTTGACCTTTTGTTTCATAGGGACCAACAGCAAACAAATCATAGCAATTATCTGACTTAAAATACTGTCCGTTTACAATTTGATCAGATTCATATTTTCGCTCTGGAAACTTTTTCATCATTGTGCGAAACACTTCTCGTTTAACTAACATCATACCTGTTGCAGCTTCTTGTACAGGAAAAAATCCATCATGACCTTGTAAATTATCAGGATTATCAAAATTAATATTATAACCTAGAGCTCTTGCTTCTAAATCATCAGGAGTTGCATCTGGATTTTTTTCTAATATTTTTTTCATTTTTTCTAAGTAAAGGTGTTTTCTAGGATAAATACCACAAGCAATATCTTTGTCAGCACATAGTAGTCGTTCAATGTTTTTCCAACTAAAACCTATATCAGCATCTATAAATAACAAATGTGTAGCAATATAATCCTTTTCATCCATCATCATAGAAACAATCGTATTTCGTGCTCGTGTAATTAAACTTTCATTACCCATAGATTGAAATCTTAGACCTACTTTTTTTGCCATGCTCCATTGTTGTATTTCTAATAAACCGTGAACAGTTGCTTCTGCAACCATTCCGCCATACATAGGCATACCTAAATATATTTTAAAATTTTTATCTTTGAGTTCCTCTGGCTTAATCATTTTTAAACCATCCTGGTAATCCTAACATGGGTCTTTTATCATTTAAATTGATGTTTCCAAAAGGACCGTTTACATCATTATAGTGCATGAATACTTGTCCACAGTCATATCCTTGAAATGAATCTCTCCAATGTTCGACATGAGTACCTCTGTATATCAACATATCACCTGGATTGAGATCGACTGTTACTCCCTCAAGACCAGTTTCTCCTGAAGGTTCTAACTTTATAGGCCAAGCATCACCACCTAAATTCATTGTTCCTGATATTTCACAAGAGGGTCTATCTTTATGTCTATGTAGTTCGTCACCATATTTATAAATTCTTGCATAAGTATAACAAGGTATTAGTTCAAGACCTGTTGTTTTTTTCATCAAAGGTAATGTCCTTGACATTAAAGTTTCCATGACTAGATCAGCATAATGAGAATAGGTATTAGGTATTTGTGCATCTCTCCAAGTACCCCATGTTTCATCGAAAGGAGATAAGAACTTTGATTCTATTAATGTTTGAGCCACTGCTCTTTTGTTTTGAAAGTATTGATATACAAAAGAAGCTAGTTCAGAACTTATTGCTTCTTTAACTATTGCGTAATTATTTTCTTGAAATATGTTTTTTTCTTTCTTTTTAGGCATGACTGTTCTCCTTATTTAAATTTGGTATTGCTTGAATATTAAAATGAATAAAACGAAAAGGATCTCCTTTTTGCACACGATACTCATGTGCCATGTAAGCAGGGGTAAATATTAATGTTCCTGGACTTACTTTCCAATGCATCGCCATACTTGCGTAACTTAATGCATTAGAATCTTTTTCAGGTAATTTTGAAATTAGATGTCCTACTCTAGGATCGTGAAAAACAGGAACAGATGATGAATTACTACATTTTAAATATAAAAAACCAGATACATGATTATTAGGATGGATATGTGTATTATGATGTCCACCTCCATCTTTTGGAAATTCTTGAACCCAAAACTCTGTAAATATTAACGTATGCTTTGATAAATCATAACCCATCCAATCTAAAAACTCATGAGATTTTTTTTCAATATAATTAGTGTAAGTAATAATATTTGAATTATTCATAAAATTATCACTATGATAAATAATACCAAAATCAGAACCATTATTTTTTTTAATTTTGTCTTTGTTTGTTTTTTTAGCTGACTGAATTAAGGGATTAGTAATTTTAATAAGATCATCTACCCACTCTGACTTTTGTTCCACCCAAATAGGAGTTTTAAAATATTCTTCAACAATCATGAAAAAGGTTTTCCACAACTCCAAATAACTAAAGAGTAACGAGTTCCTTTTACTACAGGAGCCACACGATGCCAGATAAAAGAGGGAAAAATAATTATTGATCCTTTCTTTCTAGCGTCTTGTGAAGTAATTATATTAGGAGAACTATCTCCGTTGTTTCTTAAATCAAATTCTAAATCACCACCCTCATAACTATCTCCATCAACTAATGAAACAGTGACTGATATTTTTCTTGTCAAACCATGAAAAGGACTTCCTGGTTGGTTTGTGGGTTTTTTAAAAGAATCTTGATGCCATGTATAGTGTTGTGATTCAGCATACTTTGTCCACTGACAAGATTCTGATCTTTCTAATTCAAAGTTCCATCCCGCTTGTACATTTGCTTCTCTTACGAAAGGAAGTATTGCGTTATATATCCATGGCTCATCCAACCAACAAACAGAGGAGTTTCTTGTTTTATATAATTTTGCAAAGTCTTGAGCTGTTTCAGGTTCTTTTATAAAATCGCCTGTTGTGGCAGTAAGCTTAGTTTTTTGTTCACCATAATTAACTAAATCATCACAAAGTCTTGAAGGTAATGCTCCGGAAAATACGTAAAAATAGTTCTCTAAATTCATATCCTAATATTTAACAAATATATCAAACTAATTGAAATTTAAAAGATAAAAGCAGTGTGGGTTCGTGATTATAATTTTTAGTAAAAGCATGTCGTAATTCAGAGTTGAATATTATTACTTCTTTTTGTTCTAATGGTATTCTATATTTCATATGTCGTTTTCTTCCTTGTTCATATTCAAATTCTATATAATTAGATTTTTCTCCTACCTTGGTAATAACAATCGCAGATATATCTGAAGAGTTATTTTCTAAATCATAGTCATCTATATGATGATGATAATTAATTTGATGTCCTTGAGGAATTATAATAGCTGCTTTATGTGTTAATAAGGGTGTTTTTTTTTGCTTTAATCTATAGTGATCTCTAATAAAGTCACCTATCCAGATAATATTTTTATCGTAGTCAAGATTATAGTAACTATTTAAATAACTAAACTCTGAAGAATTTTGTACATTGTTGTAATAATAATTTTCTAAAATATTAATATTTATTTTATCGTAATTGACAGGAACTACTTTTGAAATTTTTGTTGATAAAATACTTTGCTCTACTAAAGAGACTTTATTAAACATTTAATTTATAGAGAAACCCAATTTAAATTTGTTGCATCCCAACGAAAGCTACCTTGAGGATCTTCAGTGTCAACTGCTGTCCATCTCACATTAGTTTCATCCCACGTAATAATATATAACTCAGCACCATCAGCATAATGAGTTACTGTTGGGTAAGTTACAGGTGCTGTCCATTGAAAAGTTGTGCTATCTAAAACCCAAGAAGTAAAAGGCTTATTGGGATTGTAAAAACCATCACCGCTTACATCGTACTTCCATCCTACAGAAGGAAAATTTTTTCTTAATGCCTTTGATTGATCAGCAGATTCTGTGCCATCAGCTTGATAATGTTTTCCGTTTCTCGTGTTATAAGAACATTTTTTCCACAAAGACCAACCGTGAATATTAGTTAGAAAAGCAACTCCTGTTGCTTCATCCTCCACGTTTTGATCATTTGTAGTATCTGCATCAGCGACGACTTCTACTCCTAGAATATCGTTGTCTTCTGACAATTTTGCAAAATGAGCCATATTAATACCTATTGAAATTTATACCTTATTATTACTACACCTGAGCCACCAGCACCAGAACTTCTGTATG